AAAGACGCTAGAGAGAAATTACTTTCAGGAGTAAATCAATTAGCAGATGCAGTTGTATGTACATTAGGACCATCAGGTCGAAATGTTTTTATTCAACAACAAGGAGGTAATCCTACATCAACAAAAGATGGTGTAACAGTAGCCAAAGAAGTAGAATTGGAAGATCCAATTGAAAATACTGGAGCACAAGCTGTAAAACAAGTAGCAATAGAATCAGCCAGGTTAGCTGGAGATGGAACTACAACTGCAACCTTGCTTGCAAGAGAGATTTATAGTCAGGGATTATCTGAACTAGAAAATTCAAATGCAGTAGAAGTTAAAAGAGGAATCGATATTGCAACTAAGGAAGTAGTTAAGTACTTAAAGAATAACTACTCTAAGGAAGTAACTGATGAAGAGCAAATTAAACAAGTAGCTACTATATCAGGTAATAATGATTCAGAAGTAGGTAACCTTATTGCAACTGCAATGGATAAAGTTGGTAGAGACGGTTTAATTACTATTGAAGAATCTAAAACAGGAGAGACTTATCTCGAAACTGTAGAGGGTATGCAATTCAATAGAGGATATAAATCTCCATACTTTGTTACAGATAACAATACTATGACTTCAGTATTGAATAATCCTCTAATACTTATTACAGATAGAAAAATACATCACGTAAAAGAGATGCTTCCATTATTGGAATCAGTATCACAACAAAGTAGAGAGTTACTTATCATTGCTGATGATGTAGAAGGAGAGGCTCTATCTACATTAGTTGTAAATAAAATGAGAGGAACTCTTAAAGTAGTAGCAGTAAAAGCTCCAGACTTTGGAGATAGAAAGAAAGCCGTATTAGAAGATATAGCAGCTCTTACTGGAGGTACAGTTGTATCTGAGGAAAAAGGAATGAGATTAGATAAGTTTGATATCAAATGGTTTGGTAATTCTAGAAAAGTAACAGTAGGTAAGGATGATACTACTATTGTAGATGGTAAAGGATCTGAAGAAGCTATTACAAAACGTATAGAAGAACTTAAAGATCAGATAGATAATACTGTTTCTCCGTATGAGAAAGAAATTCTTCAAGATAGATTAGCAAAACTTATTGGAGGTGTTGCAATGATACACGTAGGTGGTCATACAGAAGTAGAGATGAAAGAGAAGAAAGACAGAGTAGATGATGCTCTTCATGCAACTAAAGCAGCTCTTGAGGAAGGAATACTTCCAGGTGGCGGAATTGCCTTATTAAACGCAGCAGCTCATTTACAGAATGTATTATTAGATGGAGAACTGACAACTCATCCAGATCAAGAGAAAGGAATTTATATTGTAATCAGAGCAATCAGAAAGCCATTCGAACAAATCTTATTAAATGCAGGAGAGACTCAAGAAACTATTAACAGTCGAGTTATGACTCTATTCAATGAGGATGAGAAATGGAAAGGATTTAATCCTAGAGTTGGAGAGTATGTTGATATGTTAACAGAAGGTATTATTGATCCAACTAAAGTAACAAGACTAGCTCTAGAGAATGCAGCATCAGTTGCAGGAACGATGTTAATTACAGAATGTGTTATTACAAACATAAAACCAAAAGATGAACAAGCAGGAATCGATCCTTCTCAGTTCATGTAATATTAATTTAAAACAAGTAAAAAAGAATGAACAAGCAAGAATTATTCGAAAAAATCGATGAGCTGTATCAAAGTTTCGTAAAAGAACATAATGGTACTACAAAAAGATCTCAAGCCAATGCAAGAAAAGCAATTGGAGAAGTTAAGAAATATGTTACCGATTATAGAAAAGCATCAACAGCAGAAGGAAAGGCATAACCGAGAGGTGAGGGAGGGGGGCGTTCCCTCTCTCTTCACCGAAGGTGACACGCGCAAAATCTAACAACTAATAAAAAAATAAAGTTATGAATATATTACAAATTATTGCCTTGTTTGGCGTAGCCTTAGTAGCAGCAATAGCAACTGCTAGCTATCTACACAGTAGAAAAAAGACCTCTACCATAGAAGAAGAGAATCTAAAATCGGTAACTGCACAAGTGGCACAGTATTTAGAAACTCCTATCGAGGAAACTCCCAAAGCGAAGAAAAAAAGAAAGCACTACCCACGGAAACCAAAAACGCAAGCCTAGGATGAATTCAAGAGCAAGGTACGAGGAATTAAGACAAAAGCCAGACTTCAGAGAAAATACTCCTCAACAAAGAAGTATAGCCAATATTGTAGAAATACTACAAGCTAGTCAACATACCAACATGACGGATCACCTCATAATGAGGGTACTTAATATCTCAAAATGCTCTCCTAATCTTTCGCCAATGGTGGTGTTTCAAATCGCGGCCGATGCCATGAAGGTAGACGAACTATGTAATGAATAATTAAACCAAGAAAATGGAACAACCAAAAATGAATCTATCGATTGATCAAACTCAAGCGGTAGAATGCGAGAAATGTGAAAAGACATTCTTCGAAGAGGCACTACACATTAGAAAGGCCTCGGGGATACTTACAGGAACAGGACAAACCACCTATATGCCCATACCAGTATTCGCGTGTAAGGCCTGTGGACATGTTAACACTGAATTTCTTCCCAGAGAGTTAAAGAGTCTAAACTCTGAAGATTAAGTGAGACTTTGATTAAACGTTAGGAAAGAGACCGTGGGTCTCTTTTTTTTATGCCTATTTATTTAAAAGTAATTAGTATGAAATCACGTAATTATTATAAGCCAACTCCAAAGAAGTGGAGACAGTTAGGAGATACTCTTCTAGGAGTAAGTACAACCATTACAGGATACTCTCTTTATGTGGATCTTAAATGGGTAGCAGCAGTAGCTCTAGTACTAGGAGTAGTGGGTAAATTTTTAACTAATTTCTTCACAGACGATACACCATGAGTTTAAGAGCATTACAAGAAAAGATTGGAGTAACACCAGACGGTGCCTTCGGTCCTGGTACAATGAAGAAGGCAATGGAGTTTTTTAAATTAACTCCTATTAGAGCTGCACACTTATTTGGTCAAACATCACATGAGACAGGAGAGTTTAAGATATTTATAGAGAACTTAAACTATTCAGCAAAGGGATTGGCAACAACGTTTCATAAGTATTTCGTAAATGAAGCAGCAGCTAAACCTTACGAAAGGAACCCAGAGAAGATTGCTAACAAAGTCTACGCAGGTAGAATGGGTAATGGTTCTTCAGAAACAGGAGATGGTTGGAAGTTCCGAGGAAGAGGAGCTCTTCAATTAACAGGTAAAGAAAATTATAAAGCATTTTCAGATTATCTTAAGAAACCAGAGATAATGACTAATCCAGACTTAGTAGCAACGACTTATTCATTTGAATCAGCAATGTTCTTCTTTGAAAAAAACAAACTATGGTCTATATGTGACCAGGGAGTAAATGACGCAGCTATTACATCCATTACTAAAAGAGTTAATGGAGGAACAATTGGGCTGGAGGATAGATTAAGCAAAACAAAAAAGTACTACGAATACGTAAAATAGTTTCCTATAAAATGAAAACAACATTAATACTTACCCTTACATTGTCAACAGTAGTAGCTTTTATATGCTCATTCTTTTTTAATTTAACTACTACTTATCCCGAAAGATATCTTGCAGTATGTGCCGTTGTCTTTGCAGATGGGTTTTTTGGAATCTGGGCAGGTATAAAAAGAGAAGGATTCAAAACTTACAAGGCCATTAAAATACTAAAAACCCTAGTATTTTGGATTATAACCCTAACAATTATTTTATCTATAGAAAAAGCTTGGAGTATAGGAGGCTGGATATCAGAAACAGTTATAGTACCTTTCATGGTATTCCAAGTAATAAGTATCCTAAAGAATGCATCCATGTCAGGATTCTTACAACATGATGTAATAGCAACAATTTTAAACAGAGTAGATCTACATAAAGGAACAGTACATGACCTCAAACCAAACAAAAAATCCAAGTAGTATGAACGTATTAAAAAACCTACTACTAAAGTTAGATATAAAGAGTATAATAATACTAGGACTAATTGGTATGCTATTAATAACCAATATGTGCTCATCAGACAAGAATCCTTACCCACCTTTAGTTAAAGTTGGAGGAAAGAGATATGAAGTAGTTAAGCATACTATCGATACAGTTACAATTGTAAAAACTAAGACAGTATACAAACCAGGTAAAACAATTTGGACAAGTGGACCAATATCTAGACCAGTACCACCAGTTGTGGATACTACAGCCATATTAAAAGACTATTACGCTAAATATATTTACAAAGATACGCTAAAGCTAGATAATGACCTAGGCTCAGTAAACATAATAGATACTATTTGCAAAAATAAGATAGTAGGAAGGACATGGAACTCAAATATCAAACAACAAATAATTCACGATAATACAATTGTAAAAGAATTACCAAGAACTCAGGTATACATTGGAGCAATGTTTGGATTTAACCAAGTAAATATAGTAGACTATGCAGGACCTGCACTAATACTCAAGACAAAGAAAGATCGTATATACTCCCTGGGTATTGGGTACGCAACAGACAAAACAGTGTCAATCCAAGGAGGACTATTCTGGAAGATAAAACTAAGAAGATAAATTAATCAAGGCTTGTTTATTCAAGCCTTTTTTATTATATTACAGTTATACAAAAATATAAAAGTTATGAATCAAAGAGAAGTTACAGTGACTATCGATGGAGACAATCCAAAGAAAGAATTAGTCAACCATCCTCAACACTATGGAGGAAAAGACAATCCCTACGAAGCTATTAAAGTAATAGAGAATTGGAACCTAGGTTTCTGTTTAGGAAATACTATTAAGTATATTTCTAGAGCAGGAAAGAAAGATGATACAGTTCAAGAATTAGAAAAAGCTCTTTGGTACTTAAAGAGAGAAATTAAGACACTAAAGGGTAAATGAAAAGTAAGACCCTGAAAGAGGTTAGTATTATTAGAGATTTTACTAATCCAGTTATAGACTATGCAACACAAAAATCTATATCATACAGTCAGACTTTAGCATACAATACTTGTCCACATCAATGGGCACTTAAGTATGTGAAAGGTCTTCAAGTTTATAGACCTTCTATTCATACAGTCTTTGGTACAGCACTTCACGAAGTACTTCAGGAATGGCTTACAGTTCTCTATGAAGATACAGTAAAAAAGTCTAATGAGATGGATCTAGATGCACTCTTACTTAAAAAGATGCAAACAATCTACAGTTCAGAGAAAGAAGAGTACGGAGAGCATTTCTCTAGTTCTGAGCAATTATCTGAGTTTCATAACGATGGTATTGAAATAATCAAATACGTTAAGCAGAAACGCACAGCATTCTTTAGTACTAAGTATGTCAAGCTAGTAGGAGTAGAGATTCCTCTTATACATAGTATAGGTAAGAATATCTTCTTTAAAGGGTTTATCGATATTGTACTCTACGATGAACAAGATGATAAGTATATCATCATAGATATTAAAACATCTACTTCAGGATGGAATGATTATGCAAGGAAAGATGATAAGAAACTAGCTCAGTTACTTCTCTATAAAGAGTTTCTAGCCAAACAATTTAACATCGACGTAGATAAGGTAGATGTAAAGTACTTTATAGTAAAAAGAAAAGTGCCTGCTGATCCAGACTATCCAGCAATGGGAAGAAGGATTCAAGAATTTGCACCACCTTCAGGAAAAATTAAGAGAGGACAAGCAACTACAGCATTAACTACGTTCATACAAGATGCTTTTGATAATGAGGGTAGGTATATTGATAAACAGTATGAACAGAAACCATCTAAGTCAAACTGTATGTTCTGCGATTTTAAAGGTACAGAGCATTGTACGGTAGGTTTTCTTAAATAGTATATATTTATATATACATATAAACTTAAAGTACTATTATGAAAAAACTAACGTCAGTTAAAGTTGAAATAGAATTATTTCAAGAATTTAAAGAAGAGTGTATACGGTACAAATTTTCTTTACAAAAGCTTGTAGATCGAGCAATTTTTCTCTATCTTACAGAAGAGGACATCAAACAAAAACTTCACAATCAAACAAATATTAAATTAAAATAGTTATAAACTATTTATGCTAAAAGAGATATGGAATCATTTAATATAGCGAAGTGGAAAAAAAACTTCTTAAACGAAAATACACAACAAAAGTACCAAGTAGTATTTCATGATTATAGTGGAGAGGATATTCCATATACAGAACAATTTTTTAATAGCGAAAGTGATGCTGAGGATTTTGTAATAGCCAATGAGTGGGAAGAGGATGTACAAGACTATGATGGTAATTACAGTAGTAGAATTCGATACTACGACCCACAGGAAAATGAATCTCATTTTGGATATCACATAGAAAAGGTAGCGGTTTAGTGAAAAAGTTGCTATTTATATATGTAGAATTGAGGCTACAGATATAGAAGAAATTAACATAAAAGCTTACGGCAAGTAGAGTCCTCAATCTCGAAAGCCTAAGCTTTTTTTATTATGAAAGCAAACGGTAAGGAAGT